TTAGGATATCATTGAACCTTCACTATTCAATTGATATACTTATTTTATCTTTAAATGATTTCAAAAAAAAGCAAGTATATAACGTTTGTCTATTTTTGTCTAGGATTTTCAAAGCAGTATCCTTATCACATCGAACAATATGAATAAGATCTAAAACAGACCCGACCATCAATTCACAAATTATACTAAATGTCGGAAATTCGACAATACATCCATAAAATTTTACAATATTTGGATGATTTAGTTTTGATACCAATTCAACTTCTTTTCTAAATGTATCAATGAATATATCTTTGTCTTTCGGTTTCATAAAAATTCGAATTTTAGACTTCTTTTTAGCCAATGCCTTTCCGTCCGATATTCGTGTTGTTCTGTAAACATCTGCAAATGCACCACCTCCGATACGAAATTCTCCCTTAAAATCATCACTATTAAGTGTATCATCAAAATGTAAATTACTAGCCTCTCTGGACATAGATGGGTGACTGACAAGAGAGATTGGTTCAATAGCACCATGTGCCTTAATAATTCTTGATATGACACTAAGTAACCTTTGGTTAGTTTTTTCGTGAATACCAAATCCAACGTGAATAGATTTGCCCGCAGATCTTATACGCGAAGCTCTAATTTGAATTTTAGTGGGTGGAAGCGGGACAACCGGCATTTCCATTTCCATTTCCATTCCAGTTTCCACCACTGAATCCTCACAAACCGAAAAAGATAAAATTCTTTCTTCTTCGACCGGACTACATCTTTCGACATCAGTACGACTACTGTCATTTTTCATATTATCAATATATGCATCACTGACTTTAGCCGTACAACACCCAGCCCCCATTATAGAATATTAATATTCGTACAAATTACGTATAATAATCCATATCTATTGAACTGTGTTCAATGCGTGACAATATCAACTTTTTCACATTGACCATATCATATTATTTTTAAATAATATATTTTGCTGTTGTTTTTTGGTAAATCTATTTTTTGGATATATTTTTATATTCCGAAATTTAATAACACCTTTTCCATAAATATCATCGATAGTACATATACCAACATCCATATATATACAATTTTCATAAACACAGTTCGAACTTTTTAATATTTTTCTTGTGTTGCTGTCGTGAACATGCCAACATTTTATCGTATCACTTGGATTCAAAACAAGATATCCTATTTTATCCATCTCATATGAAAACTTTGTATCACATTTTACCCATCCAAGATTTATATTTTCACATATTTTTTTAATTGGACTTTTAAATACCCATGTATCTTGGGAACCAGCGTGTCTTTTCCATATATCACCACTTTCCGTTTTATAATTTTTCAAATTTGTTCTTGTTAATGAAAACATTAAATTTACCGGATAAAAATAATCAAAATCAAATATGTGCTCTAAAGTACTATCAAAATAAATATCAGAGTTAGAAATTATTACAATTTCGCCTTTTAATTCAGCATTAGCATAATCTATCATACAATTATAACTAATAGTTCTTGGTTTATTTCTTTTCATATATAATATTTTCACCTTATCATTTCCGGAAAGCAAAAAATCATCTTGTTTATGTTTGTCTTCCTCCAAAATATATTCGTAAAAAACAATTATTTGTTTAATATGTATATTTTTTATGTTGTTATTCAAGCACATTTTATATTCATTTAGTCTGTCAACATTTGTTTCATTATAAAAAGAAATCAATAAATTGGCCACATTACCATTCTCTATATATTGCAAAACTGAATTGGAAAAATTTTCTCCACTAATCAGTTTGTATGCGTCTAAACACTTTTTACTCATTTCATGTATAATTTTTTTATCTATTCTAGATAAAACTTCAGGGATTGTCAAAATATCTTTCTCTTTTATACGAATAGAACATTTGGACCAATCAATCCCTTTTACAGTTGGAAGCCATATGTCATCGGATATTATAACGGGTATCGACCCATAAGATAATGCTTCCCAAAATCTTATTGAATTAGGTCCAACACCAACAGGGCACAAAGTAAAAAAAGATTTAGTGAGAATCTCTTTGTAATTCAGTTCTCTAGTTAAAATTTCGTTATCATCTTGACCATTATTTTTTATTATATGCAATTGTTTAACATAAACATCGTTATTAAAATGCCATTCGTCATATTTTTTAATGTATGTATTTTTTGGATGAACTAAGTTACATATGTCGGTTCTTATTTTTGTGGAATTTGGACAGTTGTTAGAAGTAGATCCAATAAAATTATACAAATAATATTTTTCATCTATTCCAATATTCTTTCCAGATATTTTAATTGATTTAATATTTGTATCAACACTAATATCGTCATATGTATCACATATATTAACAGTCAACTTATTACTTGTATATACAACATCCCCATTTATACAAATATAACATATATTTGAAGTGTTTTTTGTGTGCAATTTATTTAATATATACAATCTAATGGATCTGATAGGTTTTTTCAATATATGTATATTTTTTGGTCCACAATTATGATTAAATTTGTCGTAAATACAATAGAGAGACGATGATTTATATGAATAGAGAAAATGAAATAATATACCATTCTTTTTACTTTTGTATTTAATATACCAGTTGAGTTTATCACTGTTTCCATCTAGACTCAACGGTTTGCGCATTTCTATGTCTGTACAACTAAACTCATTAAATGAATTTATTGGAAAAATAGATATTGGCAATACTTGTACATTATAAATATCTATTAAATCATAAAAATCTTTTTGTATCGCGTGAGGTGTAAACAAATATTTTATTCCTATTTCTGCAAAAAAATCCATGAATTCTCTAAAATGATACGATTGACACACTGTAACGCCATTTCTAATTTCAATACGGATACCTATTTTTTTTAAAAAATCAGAAAATGATGCTTTTCTATTTATCCTTGAAGTATAATGGCCTTTGTATAAATCAATCAAAGTATTCCACGGATATGCAACATAAACAAATTCTTGTGCAATAGTATGATTATTTTTACACATTAACCTATAAACTTCTTTTTCTGTTATTATAGGTTCTTGCCAAACTATTTTGGCGCGCGTATAGTTATAAATAATTTCTTTATTTAATTCAACTATTTTCATATAATATAATTAGATATATATATATAAATGATATTAACACACTATTATATAACATTCGTATTACACCTTTGCACATTTAAAACGCCGACTTTAGGCCATAAAAATAAATATGCAAAAGTTGATCTATTACGATCAGTAAAAACAACTTATATACCAACAAAGACTTATTCTAATATAATAAGTGGTGCTTATAATAGGAAAACTGATTATTACAGTAAAAAGAAAACAAGCAAGATCCTAAAAAAATATAAATAATCGGCGTTTTAAATGTGCAAAGGTGTAAAATAAAAAAACAATCAAAACAAAAAATAATTTTATTTTTATTAAATAACAACAATCATTGAATTGTTGTTATTTAGTTCTGATAACTCTATATCAGTGGCTTATATTTATAACATATAAGTATCTTTAGTTGATATAGACCATACTCATAAGTTTTTGTTAAATTTTTACTCTTTATTAAATAGTGTTTAACGGCACTAATTTTATAATCTTCCGAATGATGTTTAGGCATTTACTATATATAATATATTAAAAAACGTTCATTTTAAATTTCCAAGGGTGTAAAGCATCTTGTATCAATGTCTTGTAGGACTGAGGTGTCATACTGCACTGATGAATAAAAACATCTTTGAGTGGCCTCTCCTTTGTATAAAATTCCATGTTGTTAGATAATAAGTATCCTTCGTTACTTTAAGTTGATATTTGTTTACTGTTATATATAAAGAAAATCATTTTTAAGGCAGAACATTGCTTTTTTTAGTTGTGGTTCAAGTTGTGGTTTATTACCATTTTTCCAATTTCAAAATTAAAAAGTTAAATATTTGAATGATCCCAGTACAAATATAAATCACAACTTTAATATCAGTTGAATAGTTAGATACCCATCCAGACAAATAAACCACCCAAACAGATATACACATACATAACACAAATCGATAAATACCTAAAAATGATACACACCATTCATCATTACCCTGTCGAACGCTTTTATCCATTTGAACCGCCACATATATTATATGTTGCACAATATCACTTATATAAAGAAGAGAGCCATAATATACCAAATTTGAGATATTATCATCCGAATCTGGATCTAAAAATATTAAAGCAATTACCCACATACACACAATTAACACAGATAGTACACATTTACCATTATTCTTAGGATCTTCGCAAAATGATATTCGTGTCGACCCAGAACGCGTCATTAAATATATACTATTTAAATTAATCAGTTTTCACATTCAATAAGATAATTTATTATATTCAATCTTCAATTTTTCAATCATTTAATACACTCGAACATCTTCTTTTTTAATTCCATAGGCATATTTCTATTGTTATATAGAATCATTTTAACTTGTTTCTCGATCCAACTCAATGTTTCATACTCATTTCTTTTGGACATATATTTTTTGAATTTTTTGATTGCTGAATCGGGCAATTCACCTTTTAATTCTCTAAATTTATCTATCAACAAATCACTACTATCGTCAATTAATTGCCGTATTACTTCCTTCTTAGACATTACACCCCATCCGTTTCCATTATAAGCATATGTAAAACTGTTTTGATTATTTGATACAAATACATTATGAAATTCTGGTTTCTTTTTATTAAAATGAACATATTTTATGAGCGATGGAACGGAATTAAAACCACGTCCTATTAATTTTTTATAAATACCGTCCGAAATAAAACTTAAATCTTCGTCACCAAAAGCTACCATTTTGATATTATTAATATTATTAATATTTTGATGTTTAATGTTTTGTATATTATTTTGAGTATTGTTTGCACTAGTCCTAACTTTTTCCATTTTATGTTCATGTTCTAGCAATTTTTCTTCTAATTTCTTAATTTTTTTTTCGTATTTTTCTTCGGATGTCATAATAGCTTTTGTAGTAGTATTTAATAAATTATTATCTGTTTTTTGTTGCATTATATTTATAAGATAGTTAATACTACCGTAAATATTTTGAAGGTGATTGTTATTGTTATTTGAATCATTTCCAAAGTTATTAGGATAGATATCGGATGAGCAAATATTATTTATTGACATTTTTTTACTTTTAATTTGTACCATATTACATGTTTTTTTGATATGACGAGAAACTGAGTCTTTTCGAGTAAAATTCTTAAAACAATGCGGACATGTAAATTTGCCACCTTGTTTCTTTTGACTTTTTTTTTGGCTTTTTTTACCAGAAAAAACCCGCTCTGAAGTGGCTCTTTTACAATTTTGCTTATTTTCTAGTGGCATTATTCCATTGTCAACACACGGTTTTTTCCTATATATAACGTGACGAACGTAATTACTTTTTTTATCGAACTCTTTTTTACACAGTGGACATGTATAAACAACCATGTTCTGTTATACATTTTATATACATAATTATTTATATTATTTTTACCCGCTAAATTGCGTAAATTTGTGCGGTTTAGCGGTTTTTTTGAGCGCTACGCTTATTTGCATAATCGTCGGAGATGTTACTTTTGACCATTTTATCGTCTAGATGTTAAATGTAATTAATTATTATTATTATATATGATATTAAGACCAGAAATATAAAATAGAGCTATCAAATGATCATAAATTTGAGCCACATAGAGAGAGATGTTGGGTAAAACTTACCTAGAAAAAAACAGTGTATTGTAACTTTAGACAAAAGACATTTTATGTGAAAAAAGTCTTGCAAGTATAAAAAATAAATTACCCACATATATTACTTTTTATTTTTACACATTTTTTAGTGAAGTGAAGAGGTAAGCAACGAGACCATAAAATAATATCAATTATATTTATATATGGTCATAATATGGTCATAAATAATTATAATTTTCTTTTTTAACATCATAAAACTACTTTTTATTATCTGGTGTTACTTGGATAAGACCATAAACTGAACTTTTTTATTTTATAGTAAGACCGAACGCTCATCAGAGGTAGCCATATTTTGAAACAGACGTAAAATGGTCATAAACTGTCTCAAAAAAATGTTGTTTTTAAGATGGTAAATGGTCTTAAAATATTTTTTCTGCAACTTTGAGTTTTTTTACCTAATCTGTGGTGGAATCCGCAAGTTTTTCGAAAAAATGACTTGCTTGATGCTTCACTTTTGAAAAAAATATTAATATTTTTTTTGCGGAATTAGGTTTACCAATCTTGCGGACGTCTTGAAAGTCAATATTTTTATGTCATTTTATGGTCTTACCGTCTACGAAAAAACACCGTTTCAAAAATGAGATCATTAACGTCTTGAAAAAAATATTTTATGAGTGATTTCAAGACGTTACAAGACCATAGTGAAAAATTCTGCAAAGTGAAAAACTCCACCGGAAATTAGGTAATTTTTTGCAAAAAGACATATATGCGACATACGTGTTTTTAAAACCAAAAAAATACAATTAAAAAAAAGTACGTTTTTAGCGGTTTTTTGAACTCTTTTTGTGGCACGGCTCGAAAAAAAGCTCTTTTTTTTATAAAGGATACTAAGTTACATATATTCATAAAAAGATATTTTGCAAAAGAGCTTTAGGATACAAAATAACAAAAAAGATCGTCATGTTCGCAATTATAATAAAAAAGTTGTATATGTTGCGAATTATAAAAAATGACACATGTGTCCAAATATTTTACGTAAGACGGGTAAGACGTAAAACGAAAAAAAAATTAAATTAGCGTCTTAAAATGATTTTGATGTCGTTAAAACAATTAGAAGTGACACATAATGATTTTTTTCAAGACGGTAAGACGATAATTTATATAAATAACAATAACACGATTTGAAATAGTATTGTAGATTGTGAAAACGAAGACGGTAAGACCGAATCATATAATTTTATATTTTTCTCGTCTTATATCATCATATGGAAAAGTATATGTATATATGAAAGTATGATGATATAAGACGATAAATAAAAAATGGTTCTATTTTTATTTTATATGACTAAAAAAATAATAAAATAAATTATTTTCCGTATGCTGTTCTAACTAATTTTGACAGTTCTTTTGACGAGAAATGATCTCTGATAGGGTTCATTATATCCTCTAGTATTGCTACAACACTACATTTTAAATCCATTGGATGGATCTTTCCTGATGCAAACATATCTTTTACAGCGGGGACTATTTTAAATGACACGATTTACTTTTTATAAATTTTAGGTTTTTTCCTGTATTTTGATTTTGTTTTAATTATATCCTTCGTTGTTTTCCTTAAGGATGATTTAAAATAATTATGAAAGTTAGTATCTTTAATGTTTTTCAATGCTTTCAAGATAGATTTTTTAATATCATCATAGCTCATTGGTTCATCCTTTTTTATATAGTGTTTGAGCTGGTTAAAAAATTTTTCTATTGGATTTTGAAAATGATGATATGGTAAAACATACACGTAAGAATTATGTGAGCTATTTATAAAGTCTTTAACTTCTTGCTTTCTGTGTGAACTTGCATTGTCCATTAAAATTAGTTTACCTTTTTTCTTTGATAATACATTTTCTAAGAAATATATTAGTCTTTCGTGATTTGTCCCTCCTTTTTTGTATAATGTCCACCCAACTACTCCTTTTGTCGTTATTGCCATAATGAGAGTATACTTCACAAAGACTTTATTATCTTTTGTTATTTTATTTAATCTTTTTCCTATTTCTTCCCTCCCATAGGCTTTATGTAATCCTACACTCATTGATGTTTCGTCAACTGAGATTATATTTTTAAGGTCATATTTAGTAACTTTAGAATAAAAAGCATTATATTCTTGTTTATAATTTATAGGTTTATTATATCTAGTGTCTGGCCTATGTGTTTTTTGTACTTTTTTATAGGTTATATTCAAGTATTTTATTATGTCTGTCAAATGTGTTTTTGACAGAGTAAACTTTTTGAATTTTTTATGTAACAATACCAATATATCCGACAGAGTAATGGTTGGTGTCCTCTTAATAGAATCGTGAATGAACTTTACATGGATTTGTCTAACTTTGTAAGATCCCCTTTCCCTTTGTATATTTTTAACATTACCTGTTTGAAGGTATCTTTGAACCCATCTGGTTAAGCTGTACTTGGAACATTGAAATATATCGCAGGTTTTTCGTAAACTACGTTTTTCCATGTTTATGTAGTATTTGACAGCTGATAATTTATAAAATTATATTATTTACATCAATTTCATAAAAAGAAAGGTGATGTACCGATTATTACCAATGTTTTCATAAATAGCGTAATGAAAATTCTATGTAAAGAGAATAAAACAGGTAGAAATCCAAAGAAAGAAATATCTGATTTGAAAGAGAAACTAAAAAAATTTTACGATTCTACATATAAAAAGCTTATTAAGAACGAGAAAGATCTCACATATACACACCTAAACACCGTTTTAGACTATGAAACTATTTCTCTGATAACTGATTACGAAAATCATATCAAAAATCATTTTTATGATTTTTTTAACAGATATATCAATGTGATTCTTAATAAAAAGATTTTAGAACAAAAAATTAAAAACAAAAAATTAGATAACAAAGAACATAAGAAACAATTATCAGAATTAAGGAAGGAATTCAGATGTGTAAAAAATGCTATTATTGACGACAATGAAAAATATGAAAATAAGAAATACAAAAAAATAATAGAGAAAATAAAAAAAGATATATTTAATGATGCAAAACCAAAAATATCTATGCTTTATGATGTCCAAAAAAATCCTCTTAATTATCTACAGCCTTTACACCATTGCACATTTAAAATGCCGTTTTTGACTTAAAAATAAAATATTTATATATAATATGATTAAGGTTTATTGTTTTTATCCAGTCATCCTTCAATGATCATAAATTGAGTAGCTCTAAAAGCGAAAATACATTCAATTTATAGGAGAAGTCATTAAAACAAATAATGACAATCATCAATTATTTTGGAAAAAGGTTGTCTATAAGTTGTTTTTACCGTTCGTAATGGAACAACCAGAACACATTTTCAAGAGGTCCAAAGTCGGCGTTTTAAATGTGCAATGGTGTAAAACTCATATATTTATATATATATCCATTCTCATCTTTGAGTCCAATCAATTGTTTAACACAAATCGTTTTAGATTTTTTCTTTTTTTTTGAATAAGAAACGAATTTAGAGCAATCTAATGGTAATTCTTTTAATTTATCATTTGACATATATTTATACAGGCCAAAATAAATTTTGGTTGATCTGGTTAACATATATATATATTAGTTAAAATAATATATAAGTAATTTTGATCAATTTTTTTTTTTGTGATTAATATGTATATATAAATTTTCAATAAAAAATCCTGATAAAATACAAAATGTGATTATACCGGGTATTAAAAAAGGAGAAATTTTACCACAACAATGTGCAAAAGATATGTTTGCAGCATGGTCTACATCGG